AAATCCTTCTCCAACTATTGAATCAATAATTGCTCTTGCTAATTCTTCATTATCTGCATAGGCAGAAATGTCTGAGGCTGTATCTCCCTTTGTAGTTGGGTTTACGTACGGCCTGACTATTTCGTATGTAGTATCAGAAACAATATCTCCGTCAATAATAACTTCTACTCTATAGTCAGAGTCATATCTTCCAGGAAGGTTTATTGTTACTGTGTCTCCCGTTGAAAGTTCATCAAATTCTAATGTAGAAATTGAAAGGTCCGCCAAATCGGTAACAGTAACAGTTACATCTTCGTCCACTACAGATGTAGGAACTGTATAAGTAACTGGTATATTAGCGTATGGCGGAACCCTCAATATTTCCATTTTTACAAACCAAAAGCCTTCTTGACTTCTTCTGGTTCTGCAATTCTAACATGTTTGCGAGTTAACCACTTGTCTGCCTGTTGTTTTGTTACAATATTGTAACCTTTAGTTACAGACCCGACTTCTGACCAATAAACGCTTTTTGTTGAGTGAATAGCGACCTTGTCTCCAAGACCATCTACCTTAACAGTTTTCTTAGGGCCGTCTGCTGCCATTGAACCAATTGCTCCTGTTTTAGTAAATCCTAGTGCCTGGACTGGCTCTTCTACTGCTGGTTCTTCGACAACTGGTGCCTCAACTACTGGTGCTTGTACTGGCTCCTGTACTGGCTCTGGTGCTTGTGCTGGCTCCTGTACTGGCTCTGGTGCTTGTGCTGGCTCTTCTACAAATTCATGTATTGATCGCATTTCGTTATTATTATTTTCCATTGTATCCTCCTTGTTTGTATTATATCACTAAAGTATTAAGGGGGACAGGAGAGTGAACTCCCGCCCCCCATTAAAGGTTACTGGTTACAGACTATGCGTCTGAAGCAGCATCTGCGTATGCAATGGCGTCTTCTTCTTCCAACTGGAGTCCGAAGCGAACGAATACTGTGTATTCAATCGTGTCCTTCTTTGCTACGTATTCACGGTTTACAGTGATGTCTCTTTGGAATCCCCATACACGGTTTGCTGGGAATGTCAAGTCGACATAACCTGCTGGGTAGTAAGGAACTTCCTGAACTTCAATTCCTAGAACACGAGTTGTACGTGCTCCACCGAATGTCTGTCCGATACCATCAAGGTATGATTGGCGGTTTGCCTGGGTTGATCCTGGCATCTGGCCTGCAAATGCTTCTGCTACTGCATCAGCAAGTGTACCGTTGTTCTTAACGATTCCACCGAATACGTCTGTACCTGCGTAGAACTTAAGATTGTTCTTAAGTGCACGGTACTTACGTGGCATTGCATTGATGATGCCCTGCATTACATCAGGTGTCCAAGCATTATCTGCTACGGTCACTACTGACTCATGTGCTCCACCATCTTTAGTCTTCTTAATAAAGCCTGGCATGATTGACAAGAATGATCCTGTTGAACCATCACCATTGATAGCGAGATCTTCGATATCATTTGCAAATGCGTTGGTCATCAAGCGTACTAAGTGATCTTCTAGAGCGTCACCTTCTACACCATCTTCCAATGATTCTGCTGTTACTTCCCAATCAAGACGAATCTTCTTGGTAGTAAGTTCGACCTTAGAGAATGTTGCGCCTGTGTTTGTGTATGTACCAATTGCTTGCGCTGCTGCACGAATTACACGCTCACCGACGTTTACCTTCTCAAGTTCCATTGAATTAGCCTTCATTGTTACACGACGGCCATCCTTTGCTAATACTGTAGCGTCCCAAACATAGTCGATAAAACGACGTGCCTGCTCGGGGCGCAAAATTCCAGAAGCCGCTGAACCACTAGGGTTAACAGCATTTGCTCCGCTTGTTGATCCAAGTGTTGCTGTTGGAATGTTTCCGAGAGTGTTTGCTCCTGGATTTGATACTCCACCAATACCACCTGATGCGAAAGCACCTTGACCCTGATACAGACCTGGAGTTTCTCCTCCTAGATTTGCTTCAGCGCCTGGCTGGTTTTTGATTATTTCTTCTGACATATTGTCACCTCCTAGTGATTTGTTCATTTGAATAGATCGGCTGTTTTGAGGAAACTACCGCCCCATAGGGATTTTTCAACCGTTTCAGATTGATTCTGAAAGATATCGCCGATATCTCCAGACTTTCGGAATGCGGTGTCTGCTTCCACAGCGTCTACTCGTTTTCCAAATTCATTAAATTCACTTGATACTGCTGCAATATCTTTTGCAACTGCTGCAAATGAATCCTTAACTGTATCAACATCTACCTTTGAAGACTTAAGAAGTTCTACTTCTGCTTGCAAAGCCTTTACTGTTGACACTAGATCGCTAAAGGCTGATTCTAGAGTATTTTTCATTTCGGTAACTGCTTCTGCAACTACCTCTTCTGACTTAGATACTTCTACAACTGCTTCAACTACTGTTTCGACTGCTTCAGCATCTTCTGCTTTAGTAATCTCTTCTGCTACAACTTCATCGGTCTTAGCAACTTCTGTTGCCTCAACCTCTTCTGCCTTAGCAACTTGTTCAGTAACTTCTGCAACTGATGCATCTGCCTCTGGAGCGACCACAACATCTTCAACTACATCTGTCTTTTCAACTTGTGTTTTTGATTTTGTCATAGGTTGTACCTCCTTGTTAATCTTAGAAGTATTAATGCCTTTAGCACTATCAACTAAGAATTTTATCATTACTGTTTTTTCGTTATCCGTTTTTTCAACGAACCCTATATTTTCCATTTGTTCTCCACTGACTGGGCTGAGTTCTGATTCGTTCTCAGATGATATTACAATACCGTTTTCCTTGTCGTAAAAAACATTTTCTAAAACTGTTAAGTCTCCCTTTACGATATCTACACCATCAACTTTTTCAACCGATACTATATTGGCAAATTGATTTGCTGGTGAATCTACAAGGCTTAACTCTATCAGGTCGTAGTCTTTAATAATTCTAATTTGTGAGTCTGACTTTTCATCAAATCCGTCATCCCATTTGTTCATTCGTCCACCAATAGAAAAACCTGTTAGTGTTCCGTCTAGAACTTTTTCCCAAGTATCTTGTGCACCTTTTGAAACATATGCTGAAACGAAAACGCCTCTGTAAAATTTCTTTGAGTCTGGATCAAAATACTTATCTTCTTTAAAATTTACCATCTTACCAACTGCAAGTGGTTGATGCATTTCACGAATGTTTCCTCTAAACTTTGCAAAAGCGTTCATAGATGCTTCTGCTGTTACGATATCCATCTGCTTGTCTAGATTGTCTAATGATGCAAAACCTGAAACGATGCGTCGTTCTTTGTCGACCTTACTAAAAGGCATTGATAGACGAAGATTTTCCCCATCTGAATTCCAATGGGCTTTAGATATATTGCTCACCACTATATTATACCCTCCATTTTACACAAGTATCACATTCTGGACATATCGGACATCAGGGAGTTTTTCTTCCTTCACCCTTTGGATTTCGTCCAGCAACGGTTGAAGAACTGTCAGAGTTGTTGTTTGTTCTCTCTGAATCCCTAGCCCTTGTTGTGCTTGCTTCTGCTGCAGCCTCTGGCTTAAGTTGTAAGACTTCGTCCCCACCTTCTCGCTGTGGCATGTCAAGAGCAACTCGTGCTTCATTCGGAGTCATGATCTGATTCTTTACATACCTCTCAAGGATTTGAGATTGTGCGATTTCATCTGTTAGGGTTAACTCGTTAAATACAAATTCAACAATGTCTGTCTTTTCACGAATGATCTTATTGATCATTTTTTCCAATTGTCTTTGTGCTGGCCTTGCAACCTGCTCCTTAAAGGTACGATCCTGTGCAAGTGCTGCTGCAATAGATCCAGAATCGCCACCTCCAAGTTTAGACAATGGCACTTGATGTGCTACCAGGATGTCATCACGGTTTTGCTTACGATACTCTTTAAATGAGCCGTCTTGTATACCGTCTTCGATGGGTTCCATTTTAAATTCAACTTTATTGTTTTCGCTATCACCTGGAAGTGGAATATATAGCGTTCTGTGTGACTGCCCTCTGAGATTTGTCTGCAAGAATCGGAACATCTTATCTTCTGCGTCTCCAGAAAGTTTTGCACCTTTTAGTGTTACTACGTATCTTGGCACTGCTTTATTTGCAAAGTAGTCAATATTATATTGTGAAGCAAGCGAGTCTCCATGCAGGGAGTTGATGGCCGACATAATGTCTGGTACTCCGTAGAAAGTGTTAAGAGGTGAGTATTGCTTAAAGTGAATAATCTCGTTTGGTCTTGCATCTGTTGTTAGTGGGTTTGGATTCTTTGCTCCAAAATTACGGAAGTAAACAATCTTATTTCCAATAATTTGTACATATCCGTCTTTGATTCTTCTTACTCTCATTGTTGTTGCTGGGATGTGACCGACATACCCAATCTCTCCACGAGTAGTTCTTCCTACTTCTAGATATCCGTTTCCAGTTGATTGAAGATCTGTATAAACCTTTTCCATAGTTGCAGTAAAAGAGTCATCGTCATTGAGTGACTCTAGCCAATCTCTTGCTTCAATCTTAGTTCTTTCAATTCTTTTTCTTGCCTTTTGTGTAGCGCTATTGTCTTCTGAAGACTCTAAACGAAGCATTGTTCTTTGAGAGATATGAAACTCATAGCCAAGTCCGACAATGTTTTCTACCTTTGCATCAATGGCTGCGTGGTTTGCAAAAGAAGTGTCGTAATAGTTTGCCAATTCATATAGGTTCCATGGTGGTGTAATAACATCGAACATTCCGTAGCCGTTTACATATACTAGGCCTGGGTTTATTTCTTTTGACTGTGCTCCATCAATACCGCTTTTTCCAGCAAGTGCTGCAGTTGTGTATTGCGTTGTTGGTTCAACCATCTTTGTTGAAGATCTGCTTATGCGTCTTTTAAAGTTTGAGTCTAGGCCGTCTAGAGTCTTTAGTGTTTCCCAATTACCCTTAAAAGGATCTGAGTTTAAGAATGGCTCGTCTTTACTGATTGCACGATCAATGCTTGCCCCAATAACAATTTCGTTATCTTCCATAATTACTCCTCGTCTCCATACAATGCTATTGTATCTTTTGCTGCTTGAACTGCTCCAAGATCGTTTAGATTAGGAAGCAATCCAGAGTTCATTCTGTCTACTTGCTCGCTATACTCTTCTTCAGATACACGAGATGAGCCAGCAATAAATTCTACAGTTCCGTCTCCTGGGTCTCCGTAGTGTATTGCTGCCTGCTTTAGTTCTGAAATTTTTGAAATATCCCCTCGCATAGAAGGAATATTTAAGACAGAACCATGACCATCTGAGAAATATCTTCCGTTGGCCTTTTTATAAATGTATAGACCCCAGTCATAATCTTTTTCAATGACTCTACGTCTGACATTTTTAACAATTGGTTGACCAGTTTTTGGGTCTATTAACGAATCCATATCCACAAGTATACCATATTAAACGGGATCAACCGTAAATTTGTTCCAGGAAATG